TATCCCCGAAAAGGTGGGTAAGCGTTTTGATTCGACCTTGTTCAAGAGTGAGAACAAAGAACTATACAACAAGTATATGAAAGACAGCGTTACGGCTGCATCAATTAGATTTACTGAAACTAAAAACAAATAATCATGAGAGTATCAATCAAGCAAAAAGAGGGTGACCAGTTCTTCATTGAACTGCCCGTATTGCCGAGAGTCGGCGATGAGATTTTCCTACACACTGACACAGGAAACCACAGCCTAAAGGTCACAGATGTGATTTTCTATGCTGACAAGATAAAGACATCAACAGGCGAAGACTTGTATATGTATGACAATCTGATTGCATTATTCGTTGAACGTAATTACTGATATCATTATGGCTAATCAATTAACAGGAAGAATTGAAGTGCTGGGACAGACCCAGCAAGTTGCAAGCAAGAGCGGCAATACATTCAGCCGCAGGGAATTGGTGTTGAACTGCGCACGTTACGACCAGTATACAGGTAAACAAGTAAGCGAGAACCATCCGCAGTTCGAGTTTTCGGGCAAGGCGTGCGAGAAACTGGATGGACTGAAAGTCGGTGACGTCATCGTGGTATCCTTTACCTTGCAGGGTAGCTGGTATGAGAAAGACGGTGTAAGAAAGAACTTCACCCGAGTTATCGGCTACGATGTGGAGGTTAAGGAGACGAAGCAAGCGGTGACAAGTCAGTCACCAGTAGCGGACAACATACCACCTACACCTCCGATGGATAGACTACCGTGGGACTAATTATGTGTAGCTATGGCACTATTTGACCTTAATAACAGCTACGATGTTGAGAAGTTCCGCAAGAGAGTTGCGGTGCTTCTTGACAAGGGCTGCCAAGTAGAACTGAAAGAAAAAAAACCATTAAGGACTCTCAGCCAAAACGCATACGCCCATGTTTTGATAGGATATTTCGCAAGCGAGTTTGGTCTCTCAATGGAATCTGTGAAATATGATATATTCAAGAAACTATGCAATGCTGATTTATTTATTTGTAAAAAGAAAAACAAGAGAGGGCAGGAAATAGAATATATTAGAAGTAGCAGTGACCTTGATACGGAAGAATTTAGTTTGGCAATAGATAGGTTCAGAAACTGGTCTGCCTCTGTTGCAGGTCTTTATCTGCCTAATGCTAATGAAGAAGATGCTTTGTTTTATGCACAACAACAAATTGAAAAAAATGGAGAATTTATCTAAAGAAGTTTGGAAAGATATCAGAGGTTATGAAAGCAGATATCAAGTCAGTAATATGGGGAATGTAAGAAACCTTCATTATTATAGCAAAAATTTAACAACAAAAGATAATGGTGTTCGTGAAATAAAGAAGGTATTAAAATCAACTGGGTATTATGTAGTCTCTTTACATAAAAACGGCAAACAAAAACAGATTCATGTTCACAGACTGGTAGCTGAAGCATTTATAGAAAATACCCAACAATTACCAGTTGTAGACCACATAAACACCATCAAAACAGACAATAGAATTGAAAATTTAAGATGGGTAAGTATTAAGGACAATGTTAACAATCCGATATCTTCGGAGAGAAGATTAAATACACTTAGGAAACTATTGGTAGGCAAGTTCGGAGTTTTGGCAAATAAACACCGAGCAATAGCCCAGTATAATTTGAATGGGGAATTTATCAAGTTATGGGAGTGTATGTCTGATGCGTGGAAAGAGTTGGGTATAGATAGCGGTTGCCTTACAAGAGCCTGTCAAGGCATACATAAAACTGCTGGTGGCTTTATTTGGAAATACATTAACAATGAAACTAAGATTGAGACAACATGAGGTGCAGTTGATTTCCGATGTGCTAAGCCAGCATATTAGACTGATGAAGCACGCAGGGGTCAGCTACACGGGACAGATACCATACAAGATTACCTATGATAAGATACGGGAGCAATACAAGAAACAAGTTCGGGGCAAGGAAGTTCCGAAACGAGTGGGGAGAGTGGGCTTCAAAAGCTGAATTTTGGCGGTTTGCAGAATTGATGGAAATGCAGCGCAAGGGGCTTATTTCGGGGCTACAACGGCAAGTAAAGTTCGAAATAATACCAGCTATTAGGGTGCAGAAAGAAATCGCCTTGAAAACGAAAACAAAGGTTGTCGAGAGGGTGGAGGAAAAGGCTGCACACTATACCTGTGACTTCCAGTACACGCAGGATGGTGTGCTGGTAATCGAAGACGCCAAGTCAGAGGCTACACGCAAGGAGAAAGACTATGTCTTGCGCCGTAAGCTGATGAAGCACCTTATACAGGAGCAGAACGAGGTAGCAGGGCGTGAGGTGATGCGGTTTAATGAATGGGTATCAACGGGGAAACGTAGGAAAAACAGCGACAAATAGAAATATTGTACAGAAAACAATAAAATTATTTATTTTTCTTTTGTGATTATCAGAAAAATATGTAATTTTGGCAAGTAGATTAAAACACTTGGTGCAACAAGTGATGAGATATAAGGCTGGAACAGCAGCCGTAACAGGGTATTATTTAATCTTGGTTGCACACAAGGTTATTTAATACCCTAATTTTTTTAACAAGAAAGGTATTCTACCACAGGCTCTCGCAGCCAGATAAGTCGCAAGGGGAAAACTGATAAACAGAGCAATCAGATGGGTGTAAAGCTGAGAATGAGCGCAGGAGCGTTACCTGCCCCCTTGCCAATAGTTAAAAAAAGAAGTAATATGATGCAAGTATTTTCGACAGAGTTGGCAGAGTGTGAGGGCATATATGGTGCAGTCATCATCCAGCGTCTTGCCTATGTCATAATGAAGCGTAAGGCTTCCGAGAACCACATGGAGGGGTATGCAGAGCATAAGTACTGGTACACTACTGGCATTATGGGCTTGCTGCGTGACCTACCATATATCAGCTACGGGCATATCAGAGGAACGATAGACGGGCTGGTAAGCAGGGGACTATTGCAGAAGATAGTATTCAAGCAAACGAAAGAGCGAGGGCGCAGACCTAACTGGTACACGTTCACGGCTGACGGGTGGCGTATGCTGTATGAGTTTCACATAATATAACAGGCAAGATAATGGAACTTAAAGACAAGAACTTCATTTGTATTCCATCATTTATGAGGAAAGAACATGACCTCAAAGGTAATGATATGATTATTGCTTCAATTATCTATGGTTTTTCACAAGACAGAAAAACAAGATTTACGGGTTCATTGCAATATCTTCAAGAATGGACTGGACTAACTAAACACGCAGTAATTGATGTTCTTAAAAAACTGGCAGAGAAGAAGATTATCGTAAAAAATGAGGAATATATAAACAAGGTTAAGTTTTGCAGTTATTCATATAACTTCACCAGTAGTGAAGAAACTACACCAGTAGTGAAGAATGACAATAAAAAGTGGTGTAAAAACTTCACTGGTGGTGGTGAAGAAACTACACCTAATAATATAGATATAGATAATAAAGATAATAATATACTTACTGACGTAAGTAGTACAGACGACACGCAGACCGAACAACAACCAAAAGACAACGAAAAGACAGCGTCAGCTATACCCGAGAAGAAAGCTAAGAAGCTGGAGAGTTCAGATATAGCGGCGGCGGCTGACCCAGCGTCACGGTATGGGAAGTTCCTGCTATGGATGAAACAGGACACGCCATACTGCTACAAGAACCTAACCCTGCCAACGGAGAAGCAATTTGAGAAGCTACTTAACGATTACGGGGGCGAGAGCGTCAAGGACATAGTAGAGGAAATAGAGAACCGAAAAGACAAGCGTAAGAACTATTCCAACCTCAATTTGACGATAAGAAACTGGATGAAATATCGAGAAAGCAAAAAACAATAGACCTATGGAACTATACGACATTGAACTGGAGAATGTGGTGGTAGGTTCGCTGATAAGCGATGCGAAAGCCTACGACGAAGCGAAGGAACTGCTCAACGAGGACTGCTTCCATGTCACGCAGGACAGGCAGCTATACAAGTGCGTGGTAGAGATTATCGAGAGTGGACGGGATGCGGACATCATGGCGGTACACTCGCAGATGATTGCACACGGCTGGAGTTGTACGGTGGCGGACATAGCGAAGATATGCAGCCAGCGTTCGTTCAACATAACGCAGCAGGCGGCGGCACTGCTCGACCTGTCAGTGAGGCGTAAGATGGTGGCGATGGCGGAGCGTATAAAGGTACAGGCTGCTGACCGCTTCACAGACCCTAACGAGATGGTGAGCGAGTACACCAGGCAGATGGATGAACTATACAGGCAGGACAGCGGAGGAATAGTGACCCTTTCCGATACCCTGTATGAGTTGTCTAAGAACATGGAGCGTAACATAGCCAACACTGGAGGCATGACAGGGACGCCGACGGGCTTCAAGAAATATGATGACGTGAGCAACGGCTTGCAGCAGGGCGACCTTATAGTGATTGCTGCGGAGAGTTCGCAGGGCAAGACTTCACTGGCGATGAACATAGCGACCAATGCGGCGATGCAGGGCGCAAGGGTGGCAGTATATTCGATGGAGATGTCAAGGATGCAGCTTGCGGCTCGTATGGTGTCGGGTGAGAGCGATGTGTCATCTTCCAGCATACTATACCACCGATTGAGCGAAGCACAATACCTGTCAGCTACGGAGGCGGCGAACAGGCTGGCGGTGGCAAAGATATTCTTCGATGACAGGGCAACATCTTCGATGGGTAACATACTGGCAAGCATACGGCACTTGAAGCGAAAGGAGAACATAGACGGTGCTGTGGTGGATTACCTGCAACTGCTATCCCTGTCACAGCGTAGCGGCTCAACGGATGAGCAGGCACTGGCGGAGTATGCACGCCAGTTGAAGAACATAGCGAAGGAGTTGGGTATATGGGTCATCGCATTGTCGCAACTGAACCGTGACAAGCTGAACCCCGAACCGAACAACAACAGACTGCGTGGTAGCGGTCAGATACTGGAGGCGGCAGACGTGGTGATGCTCCTGTACCGACCCGAGGTATACAACAAGGACAGATACCCCGAACCGTTCCAGTATGTCAAGACGGATGGCACGGCGATGATAACTATCAGCAAGGGGCGCAATATAGGACTGATGCAGTTTATTGTGGGCTTCGATGCAAGGCATACGAGGTTCTACGACATAGACGAGCAGTCGGACGAGTGGAAGCATCCCAATATTGCGTTGATACAACAGGAGGAAAAGAGGGAGCAGGCTAGACGTGAGGAAAAGGAGAAATTGCCATTCTGATGCGATTATGGAGACGAGAGACGAATTGATTAAGCAGTGCAAGGATAGCTGCGAGAAGCGAGACATACAGGGCGTGGTGTCTGTCCTCGCATCGCTATATGGATTATGGGATAAGGAGGGCATGAAATGAAGATGACGATATACTTCGCTACCAACCATCCCGACACCATACGCAGGATAAGGGTGAAGTTCGGTATGCCGCAGACAGGTATGACGGTGAACGGCGAACAAGTGGCGGACATCAAGGACGAGGACTTGCCACTGCTGCAAGAGGTCGAGAAGTTAGGATTTATTCAGATAAGGAACAAATGACGAAGATAGTAGTTGATTTAATGACAGGCAGGGACGAACGATACATCGCTACCCTGCGTATAGAACCAGCATTGAACATGATAACAGGTTACTATGGTGACCGACCAGTGGTGAGCGTTGGCGCATTGTGCAAGGAGATAGAGAACAGGAGACCGACATTGAGGGGTAGGGACTACAAGGTTCTGCCTTGCAATGATAACTATATTCTAAATTACGATTGATTATGAAAACAGCATTATTGAAGAAGTTGAGAACGGAGGCGTACAATATGTACGGCATTAAGGGTTTCATCGAACTGGGTGGAGGCGGTGGCGTGTACATCGTAGGAAACAGGGAACTGACAAATAAGAACGATGTGGCGGAGTACACATTGAAAGCTGCACGCAGGAGACTGGGCGATATGCGTAAGGAATACTGCAAGAACAGGGTGCAGGAGTTGAGGAATAAGTATGACCGAGAAAACAAGTATATGAGATTATGAGCAAGTTATCATTATACGAAGTCATGTTTGAGGGCAAGAAAGAGCATACCTGCGAGAATTGCATCCACGAAGATATATGCGAGGCGTACAGCAATGTCGCACCGATGGATGATAGTGGAGACTGTGAAACATGGGAAGAAAAGGAGGACTGAACTATGAAGTTTATACAGACTGCACCAACAGGCGGTGATGAGACTGCTCCATTTGTAGTACTTGACTATCAAGCTAAGACAGTAGCTGAGTTTGTCAATGAGGTGCTGAAAAATAATAGCGAATGGGGCAGCTTTACCGTCAAAAGAGAAAGGGGTGAATTTAATGCCAAACAATTTGTATTAGATTTTTGGGATAGAACTTACGCAGAATATGCACAAGGAAAGTTGAAAAGTGAAATGCCTGCAAGCTGGCATGAATTAAAGATTGAAAGAATCTGTGCGAGTGGAGGATGGTCAAATATGGACTATTGTATATATACGAAAGAAGAAAAGGAGGACTAACAATGGATAGCAAGAAGAAACAACAGTTGATTGACTTCGGTAAAGGATGGGTGGAACGAGATATATTTTCTGTTGAAGTTAATGAAGATAAGGGAAAGTATGTAGCTGGAATTTATTACGGCGAACACTACACTGAGACCGACCATTACAAAAGAAGAGACCATGCTCTGTGTGAAGCGAAAGGCTATCTTGAAGGTATCAAGATTCAAATAGATGGTTGTCTTGAATATATTGACAAGGAATTAGAAAAGGAGGGCTAAAAATGGCAAGAGTTGTGATAGAGATTAATGGGGAGCGTCACATACTGACGAAAGACAAGGGGTCATTTGAACTGGAGTGCGTCAAATGTTCATTGACGGACAAGTGTAACAGGCTGGAGGCTATATGCTCAATATTCAAGGAGCATGGCGGCAGCTATCATTTTGAGAGGGAGGACAAACAATGACGGTAAAGGAACTAATAGGGTAGAATATGGTTTTTTTAGATGAACAAAACAGGTTGAGTATTGCTGTGCAAAAAGATTGTGATATGGATAGCTATTTGAAAGGATATGCGGAAGCAATAAGAGATGTACAGCGTTGCATTAAAAGCAAGCCAAACAACAAGGAGAGGCTTGAAATGGTCTCGAATTTTTGCAACAAAATATGTGGAGAGTTAAAAGAAAATGAGTTACAGGGTACGCAGAGGAAGCCTCGCAGACGATACCACCATATTGAAAATACGATGGTGTAAGCTGCACAGGTCGGAGTATTGGGACAAGTGCTGGACGGCATGGGCTGGGCGTGCTTTCATGCCCATACAATGCGAGGGGTGCGAGTTTTTCAACAAAAAATTTGCAGATACAAAGCGGAATGAATTGTTTTGCAGATAGATGAGCGATAAGATGTCAAAAAAGTACAAGTGTTTGTTTATCAAGCAGCCGTTCGCTGATGAGTTCGCCAAAGGACGCATGACCGTTCACATCATGCCGAGACCGATAGCGTACAGGGGTGAGATAGTCATCTGTGCAGAGGACGGTAGCGGAGAGCAGTACGGTATGTATGACGGTGCATGGCTGGCAAAGGCGGAGATAGTGGACTGCATACCAGTTATAGAACTTACCTGTGAACAGATTACGCAGTCGGATATGATGGGACACCGTAGGAAAGCGTATGCGTTGATACTTGGCAATATCCGCAGACTGGTGGAGTTTCCCTGTCACGGGCATGGATTCGTGACGATGGAACTGAATGAGGATGACATGGTGGAATATCCCACACTTGTACAGCTTGACCGCAAGGGCTACGAAATGCTACTTACAGGCAGATGGAGAAAGAGATAGACATGAAAGAATATGCCCGTCTGCTGGAGGGTATGAAAGCGGAGGACATCATTGCCAGTGGAGCTTTCCGAAAGGCACTGACAGGCTATGCAGCCATAGAGGTGCGGCTGATGAAGCGGCACATACGGAGCAAGTTCCTCTCTACGGTGCATGGTGGGCTGAATACTGCACTGCGTATGGTGATGCGTGACGAGTGGAACGCCGACACCTTGACGGAGATATTCAGACAGGTCATTGAGAAGCGCAGCCTAAGACCAGCCAGTGAGCGTGAACTGGTACGGGCAATCTGCATGAGGGCATACGCCTCTGCGATGCGTGAGATAGTGGAAGATTTGAAAATGAAAATAAAATAGTTATGAGTGAGACGGTATTTGAGTTAAGCGTAGAGGTAAAGGAGCTGCCAATAGAGCTGCTCGTTGAGAACATGGGGCAGATAGAAGGAGTGCCTAAGAACCCGAGAAAGATAAGCAGGGAGAAATTCAGTGCTTTGTGCGAGAGTATCAAGGAAAGCCCCGAGATGAAGGTGCTTGACGAGATAAAGGTTTACCCGTTTGAAGGCAGATATGTCATCGTAGGAGGGACGCACAGATATAAGGCATACAAGGAACTCGGGTGGAAAGAAGTGCTGTGCAAAGTCCTGCCGAGCGACACCCCGAAGGAGAAGCTGAGGGAGTACGTCATAAAGGACAACATGAGTTATGCGGAAAATGACATGAAATTGCTCAAGGATTGGGACTTGAAAGAGCTGGCAAAATGGGATGTGCCAATGAACCTCAAAGGAGGCGGAGAGAAAGGGATGACGGATGGAGAGGTGAAATTTACTGAGGTATTGGGAGAAAGCCACAACTATGTGGTTCTGTATTTCGATAATGAGGTGGACTGGCTGCAGGCGCAGACGTTGCTGGGGCTTGAAAATGTTCAGTTAAGAAGCACGGCAAGGGGAGGCGTGAATGTGAACGGCAAAAAATCGGCATAGGCAGAGTTTTGAGAGGGGCAGATGTATTTAATAGACTTTTCGGAGAAAACGGCTCACAACCTAAAAAAACGGAGGAATAACATGAACATATCAGTAAATGCACCAAGTTACAAGAGGGCGAGCAATGTCTTGACGCTGGACTATCTGCCTTTCTGCCGTATTTGGGTGGATTGCAAGGAATATGATGCATACAAGAAGCATTATCCCGACAGCGACATTGTATCCTGTCCCGAGGGTGTGCAGGGGAATTTGTGCAGGGTGAGAAATTGGATACTAAAAAGCGAGTTTGAGAGGGGCATGGATGTGGTGCTGATAATAGATGATGACCTCGGGGCGGTGGAGAGGTTCGAGGAGGAAAGCGATACGGGGTATGCGTATAAAAGGGTTACGGTGGAAAAGGATGAGTTCCTGCCGTTCTTGGAGAAGTACTCGATAATAGCAAAAGATTTTGGTGCGAAGTTTTGGGGCTTGAATTGTAACCCCGACCCGATGGCTTACAGACATAACAGCCCGTTTTCTACGGTCAGCTATATAGGAGGACCATTCCAGTGCTTTCTGAAAGGAAACAGGTGCTGGTATGATGAAAATCTGCCGTTAAAGGAAGATTATGACATGACGTTGCAGCAGTTGAATTTGGAAAGGGTGGTGCTGAGGGTGAATGCCTACCATTACCTTTGCAAGCAGAGCGAGAATGTAGGAGGGTGTGCGACATATAGGAACAGGGAAAGGGAGCGTGAGCAGTTCGAATTGTTGCAAAGGAAATGTGGCAGTAAGATTGTCAAGGAGGACAGCTCAAACAAAGGAAGAACGGACAAGCAGAAGATGTTCGACTACAACCCTATAATCGTGGCACCGATAAAGGGTATTTAATTAGTAATAATACACATGAGATTATGGGAAAGGGCAGAGTAGAAAATTTAATAAACCCGAAAGACAGAACTTCGGAAGAACTTCGGGAGATGACAAGAAAGGGCGGCATAAAGTCGGGAGAGGTCAGAAGGAGGAAAAAGACGATGAGGGAGATGCTGGAAGTTATTTTGTATGACATGGAGGTTTCGCCCGTTTTAAAACAAAATCTTCTGAATGAGGGAGTAGATGAGAATGACATAAACCACCAGTTGGTAATAAACCGCTCACTTGTTGCAAAAGCTGAGGGAGGCGATGTGCAGGCTTATAATGCCATCTGCTCAATGATAGGAGAGAAGCCCGATGAGCAGATAGACTTAAAGGGAAGACTGAGCCATGAGGTCACGATAGTATATAAAGGGAATGAAGAAGACAAGAAGTTCCCGAGTAGCGAGGCAGAACTGGACATATAAAGTGTGTGATGGATGGAAGCGAGTTGTTTGAGGTGTTGCCGCTGTATTATGCAAACCTTGATTGCAAAAAGCGGTTCAAGGTGAACCAAGGCGGTACATCTTCGGGAAAGACGTATTCCATAATACAACTGTTGTTTCTGAAAGGTATATTAAGCCCGAATAAGGTCATTACGGTAGTAGGGCAGGACATCCCAAATTTGAAGAAAGGTGCGTACCGAGATGCGAAAAGGATAAGGGACAACTCGGCTGTGTTGCAAGAATGGTATCCGAAAATAAATGAGGGGGACAGGTTGATACAATGCGTCAATGGCAGCATAATAGAGTTTGCCTCCTTTGCGGATGCACAGGATGCGAAATCGGGAAAGAGGGACATACTCTTTATCAATGAGGCAAACGGCGTATCGTGGGAGATTTTTTGGCAGTTGAATATAAGGACAAAGGATGAGGTATATATAGACTATAACCCGTCTGCAAGGTTTTGGGTGCATGAAAATCTGATAGGCAGAGAGGACGTGCAGCTTATATTGAGCGACCATAGGAAAAACACGTTTCTCACGGAGGAACAGCATGAAACGATTGAGAGGATAAAGAGCGAGGACATAGAACTGTGGAAAGTCTATGCAAGAGGAGCGACGGGCAGTATAACTGGGCTTGTGTTTCCGCATTTTAATGTGGTGGAGGAGTTGCCACCGAGAGATGAATGGAAAGTGTCGGCATGGGGACTTGACTGGGGGTTTAGCGCAGACCCTACCGCACTGGTGCATCTTGTACTTGCTCATGGCGAGATATGGACGGATGAAGTGATATACAGAACTGGCATGACGAACCCCGACATAGCACAGGCGATGAAAGAGGCAGGGCTTACAGGGAGAGATGAGATAGTGGCGGATAGCGCAGAGCCTAAGAGCATAGCCGAACTGAACAGAATGGGCTACTTCGTCAAGGCGTGCAAGAAAGGGGCTGACAGCATAAGCAACGGCATAGACATATTGAAGCGATATACTTGGAACGTGACAAGACGGAGCGCAGGGCTGCGCAAGGAACTGCTGGCGTACAAATGGAAAACTGATCGTAACGGTGATATGACGAACCAGCCAATAGATGCGTTCAACCATGCTATTGACGCAGTGCGCTATGCAGCGAGCGAGACGCTGGGAGTACGAACCCAGCCGAGAGGCGTGAAAGTGAGAAGATGAATACTTAACATAACCAACCTATTCCATGTAGTATTAGTTTTACGTACCATGTAGCCGCAGTCTGTGAAGATAGCGGCTATTTTATTTGCACACTTCTGGCGGAGTGAGTTACTTTGCCTGTGTATCATAAAAAACACAGGAGCAATCAGACATTCTTTGTGGAATTTTTCGTAAGTTATTTTATTAAGGTTTATTGATTGAGCGCACCCGTCAGAGAATGATAGGTGCGTTTTTCTTTTCCTGCTCTGAATGACGATTTATTAAAAAACGCTAAAAATGTTTTGATTACATAAGCGGTATATATTCCTTTGTGGTGATAGATGTCCGCAGAGGGTAAGCGGCGATATGTTTAACACTAAAAAATTAGACTAATATGGCATTAACTTGTTCATGCCCTGCTGCGACATCATTAACCGCAATCCCTGCCGTTGCTTGCGCAGAGAACTTTGGGCAGATTCAGAAGGTAGCTTTCCAAAGATTGGTAAACGGCTCAACAAAGAATGGTTTTGACACAACAAACAAGATTACTGCTCTTGCTTCTTGGACTGCTGCTGTGGCACTCTCAACAAGCGGCAAGATTGTCATTTCTCCTTACATCCAAGCACCTACTTCGGAGGCTGGTGCTGCACGTACATTTGGCGGCGGCAACGACACACTGGGCGGCGTGGAGGAAATCATTGGCGCAGAGCCTACCACATTCTCGGCTGTTCTGCGTGGCGTGCCACAATCAACAATCAAGGTGATGAAGCAGCTTATGTGCGAGGCAAAGGCTGGCAATCTCGGCGTGTACCTGTTCGATGAGAACGGCAATATTGAGGGTATCAAGGGAGAGGGTGCAGATGAATGGTATCCAATTCCTATCCGTGCATTGTTCATCTCTGACAAGACACACGGCGGACTGGAAGCACCCGACAGCAACAATATCTCTTGGAGTTTCGCACCAAACTGGAGCGATGACCTGTCAATAGCAGTCCCTGCGGACTTCAACCCACTAACTGACCTGTAATCATGGCTGCAAAGGTGACAACGGTCAAATTGAGATGCGAGGCTGGCACACGGTCTTTCGACATAGAGACGGCAGAGCGCATACTGACCCAGCACCAGCGTAGTGGGTGGATATTGGATGATGAAAACTTTCAGTTGAACGATGGGCATATCAGTCGAAGAAATACGGAAAAAGGTAGCGGAAAGAAAGGGGCATGATGCGCTGGACGTAGCCATCTACCACCAAAACCGCATAAAGTTCCATGCACAGAAGCTAATCCAGCAGTCGGTATATTACCAGCCGACTGCGGACTTCTTTGCGTTCGTGCAGAACATTCTGCCTCACGACAAGTACAAGCTGTTCGTGGAGTTGTTCAGATACCCTGTTGATACCAACGAGATATGCGAGGTATGCTACGACAAGCTGTCCCGTATCTTTGACGGACGCAACCCATCATATAACTACCAGTTCCTCACCTCGGATGACAGGGACGACTGGGAGTGGTACAGGCAGGACAGGCTGCATGAACCGCAGGTATGGCAGACAAAGGGCTGGGAGCACTTCAAGACGGAAATCAACAGTGTGCTTGTCGTTGACCTACCAGAAGAACAGAGGGGCGAGAAGCCCGAACCATATTTCTATTGGCTGAACATCTACGATGTCATGGCTTTTGATGCAAAGCGTGACGGGATGATGAAGTGGATAGCGTTCCGACAGGATGATGACAAGGTGGCGGTCATTGATGACGAGTTCTACCGTATATTCCGCAGAAGCAAAGGCGGAGAGGTGGGCGAGTTGCTCGCAGAGCGTCCTCACCTGCTCGGATATACCCCAGCCCGTTTCTTTTGGAGTGAGCCGCTTTCTCTGGCCATGCCCGATGTAAAGGCAAGTCCCTTGACAAAGGAACTTTCACGCCTTGACTGGTGGCTGTTCTACCATATCAGCAAGAAGCACCTCGACCTGTTCGGCTCATACCCTATCTATTCGGGATATGAACAGACCTGCGACTTCGAGAATACCGAGACGGGTGACTACTGCGACGGTGGTTATCTGAAAGACATACACGGTCATTACAAGTTTGACAGGGCTGGTGCATTGTTGCCCTGCCCGAAATGTGGTAGCAAGCGCATCGTAGGTGCTGGCTCGTTCGTAGAGATACCCGTGCCCGTTGACGGTCAGCCCGACATGAAGAACCCCGTGCAGATGTTGTCAGTAGACCGCAGCAGCCTTGACTATAACGTGAGTGAGGAAAAGCGTCTGCGTGACGAGATAATAACCGCCGTATGCGGACAGGCGGAGGAAATTACCCAGCGTGACGCATTTAACGAGCAACAGGTGAGGGCAGGCTTTGAGAGTCAGACAACGGTGCTTTCAAGGGTGAAGAAGAACTTCGAGCAGGCACAGCAGTTTGTTGATGAGACGGTGTGCCGACTGCGTTATGCTGACGGCTTCCTTGCTGCATCCATCAACTACGGCACAGAGTTCTACCTGTATGATGTGGCAGAGTTACGTGACCGCTATGCAAAGGCAAGGGAGAACGGTGCAAGCGAGGCTGAACTTGACGCCTTGCAGAACCAAATCATAGAGACGGAGTATAGGCACAACCCACTTATGATGCAGCGCATGATGACCTTACAGGAGTTAGAGCCTTACCGTCACATGAGTCGTGACGAGGTGGTAGAGTTGGCAGACAAGGGTATCATAGACAGGACGGATATGCTGGTGAAGCTGAACTTTGCGAGCCTTGTACGCCGTTTCGAGCGTGAGAACATCAACGTGACGGAGTTCGGGACAGACATACCATTTGAGCGCAAGATTGAAATCATAACCAATACTATACGAAATTATGTTAGTGAAGACACAGGACGGAACGCATGACGTTCCAATGATTAACGCCTTGACGGGCGAGTACAACGTGAACGCTGGCAACTATATCGTTCCAGCAGGAGAAGAAGCCCTGTACCATGTGATACAGGAGCAGAAGAAGTTTAATGCCGAGACGGGCAAGCGGTTGAGCAAGCCCATCATTCAGAAGTACGGCAAGAAGGAGTATGAGAGCATCGTGCAGCGACAACTGCGCTTGCAGGGCTTTCAAGTAGTGGTGCTGCATGAGCCTGTTATTGAGGGCAAGAAATCAGCAGCTACAACCAAGACCAGCGAGGTCAGCGCACTGCGTGACGAACTGGCGGCATTAAAGGCTGAACTGGCGGCGATGAGGGCAAAGAAGCCGACACCACCGAGAAAGCCACAGCCAAAGGTGCAACCTAAGACAGAAGAAAAGAAGAACTAACAATATTATCAATTCAGAGGGTAAGAATTTATGCTGACAACGGAATTATTGAAGCAGCAGACAGAGCTGCAAGGATTGACGGACGAACAGATGACAGCTATCGCTACGCTGTCACAGAACGATGAAGATGTGGTGATAGGCAAGCGTATCGGTGAATTGTACCGACAGCTTGATGACACCATCGAGAAGTCGACAGGCGTACACCGTAACGGCGACGAGAAAACCTACCTGTATCTTGAGCGTGCGGCAAAGGAGTTGCAGGGCAAGGCAGGCAAGGCTGACGAGTACGCCAAGCAGGTGGCAGAACTGACGAAGGAAAAGAGCCGTCTTGAAAAGGTCATCGCCGATGGCGGTGCAGATGGTGAGACGAAGAAGCTGCTCAGCCAAGCACAGAAGGACTTGGCTGATGTGACGAAGCAGTATGTGTCCTTGAAGGCTGACTATGACAAGCAGGGAGAGAAACATGCTGCCGAGATTATCGGCATACGCATAGACAACGAACTGGCACTGGCGCAGGCTGGTATTCAGTTCAAGAAAGACCTGCCGAAAGCCGTTACCGATGTGCTGCTCAATCAAGCAGTGGCAAAGGTTAAGGCTATGAACCCCGAGTATGTGGATGACGGAAAGGGCGGCAAGGTGCTGGCGTTCCTCGGTGAGGACGGTGCTATCAGACGCAATGCGGAGAACGGCTTGAAGCCTTTCACAGCGCAGGAACTGGTACTGGCAGACCTCAAGGCTATGGGTGTCATTGACGAGGGTGTGAAGCGTACTGGAACAGGTACGACACCACCAGCGAGCAAGGCAGGCACTAAGGGCGAGCCTATCAATATCAGTGGAGCGAGGACACAGACGGAGGCTACGGACATAATCACCGAGATGTTGCTGAAACGTGGCTTGGTGAACGGTAGTAGGGAGTTCCAAGAGAACTTCCAAAAGGCTTGGGAGGACAACAACATCAAGGCGTTGCCTTTCCAGTAAAGAGAGATTATTAGTAACGTGACAGAGGGTAAGTCATATTGTTTAACAATTCAAAACCAATTAGATTATGAGTTTAGTTGCAACCCGTTTGCAGAATTGGCGTATCAACAATCCCGAATTGGACAGAAATATGACACGCCCAAGCGAGTACGGCGCACTGGATTTTTTTGTCCAGCAGACCGATGCTCCCAATAGCATTATCTCTAACGAACTTCGTGAACGTGCGTTCGCCTCTATCGGCAACGTGGTACAAGTTCCAGTAATCAACTATGACGGTAGCGTGACCGTTAGCAACACACGTTCCTGCACCATTGCGGATGATGAGAACACTTCTGCTATCTACACCGTAACATGGACTGCCTATTCAGTGGGCTTTACGATGGTGCCTACCTTGTACATGAATAACGAGATTGACTACCAGCACGACTTTGAACGCAAAATGGAAAAAGTTTGCCGCGCGCTGGCTTCTGCTCTTGACACAGCAGCAGTGGCAGCCCTGTCAGCAGGTAAGACACAGGTATTCGGTGACCTCTTACAGTATTCACAGACTGGCAACGTGGTACAAGTTCCTTGGCAGATGGCTACCGAGATTCTCGGTGACTTCAATCCAATGATGCGTGCCAACGACTATCCCGAAACTATCCACCTTATCGGCAACGCTGGCGTGGATTCTCTCATCCGTAAGCTGGCTCAGCACGACATTTACAACGATGTGAACAAGCGCATGGAGTATGATAACAAGATTATCCACTACACCAACCGCGTTGTGAACGAGAGTGGCGTATATGGCACAGTTTACGCAGTTGTTGATGGCAACGCTGGTGTGCTGACAAGAGTTGACCGTGAGGCTTTGCGCCGTGCACGTGCTAACTTCCATGAGTGGGATGTCGTGAGGTTGCCGTACATCGACCTGCCAGTAGGTTCTCACTACTATACCGCAGTGGGCGACCAGTCAGCTATCGCTGGCGATGCAAGTGCTGACATGACCTGCAACGTGAAGGAGTACTTCGGCTTCTCTGTTGATGTTGCGTTCATCATCGCTTACAACAGCGACCCGACAACCGTTGCTAACCCAATCATCAAGGCAGAGATTGCTACACCAGCAGCGAACACACCAATCGCTATGCCTGTGTATGTGACCAACCCGTCAGAATGATAGGGTAATCCCATTTTGGAAAATCGAACACACAACAGGGGTGGGTGTATTCACCCATCCCTTTTTTCTTTCTAATTATGTTACAACTTGACAAGATTAAGGCTAAGTTCCTGCCGTTGGTGGGATGGCGTCAGACCAACGATGTGGACGAGCAGATAGATGCCTCGCTGACGGAGACGGTAAGCGGCTTGTACTACAACGATGCGCATCCGCTATTGACCTATCAGAACATCAAGGCTATCATGCCGACGGACTACATCAACCGCTATCCAGCATGGGATAGTGAGAAGCAGTATGCCGTTGGCGACAAGGTGCGCAGGGGTGACGAGGTGTACCGTGCCGTGCAGGAGGGTACAGGCAAGAACCCCATCGAAGAAACGGACTACTGGCAGGAGTGGAACATCGTCAGCGACTTCATACAGGACATGACGGAGGCGCAGATAGCTACATTCGTGCAGGAGTTCCTCACCATGAAGTCCTTACTCAAGGAGAGCAAGCCCTTGTTGGAGCAGCGCACGTTCTTCGATGGTGCAGGGCGACTTAACGCCTCACTGCCTAACGGCGGCTACCTTGTGGGCTTCGAGATTACGCCTGTCCGTTCGGCTGGCGTCACTGCAAAGATTGAGCGCATAGGCTTGCAGATGGTAGGAGGAACTGGTAATGTGCATATCTATCTTTTCCACTCATCCCAGCCATACCCGATATATGATGAGGTGTTCAGTTATACCAACAACGGCGGCTTCCAGTGGTTCAGACCTACGACTGACTGGTATATGCCTTACACCAGCGATGAGACAGACGCTGGCGGCTCATGGTATCTGTTGTACAATCAGAACCAGTTGCCTCTTGGCATGGAGGGCGTGAACGTGAGCAAGGACTGGAGCAGAGAGCCGTGCGGCACGTGCAATATCGGTTCGTTGCAGCACTGGCGTGAACTGACGAAATACTTGCAGATTTCTCCGTTCAAGATTCATGCCGTAAGCACATTCGATGAGCAGCCCACGATGTTCGATGTGGAGGACATCATATACACCAACACCAGCAACTACGGTCTGAATGTGGAGGTATCCGTTGGGTGTGACCTTACCGAGTGGCTCATAGGTCAGCGACACCTTTTCGCTACCGCCTTGCAGAAGCAGGTAGCCGTCAGTGTGCTGCGTACTATGGCTATGAACCCCGATGTGAGGGTGAACCGTTACCAGTCTAATGTCAGCAAGCAGGACATCATTGATGAGATAGACGGAAGCATCACACGCAAGGGCTACGGCATAGGGCAGGACTTGGAGCGTGCGATGAAAGCCATTGACCTCGACACAAGAGGTCTTGACCGTGTATGTCTTACCTGTCAGCCTTTGGGCGTAAAGTATAGAACCGTATGACACTGACTACCCTCATACGCAATGTCGAGATGTTGCAGTCAGCAATGGATCGTGGCATCTTCCTGCAAGTGGTGCTGAACGACCGCAGGGAGGACATACTGCATGAGCAGCAGGTGCAGCTACTGGAGGGCAAGGACAGCGACGGAAACGATATGCGTCCGTACTACTCGGAGGACTTGAAGCCCGAAGGGTGGTTTCCCTCTAAGGAGAGTGCCATGCGTTATGCCTTGTGGAAAAAGACGGGTATCAGCTATCCTGTCGATGTACAGCGCAACACCGATGCACCTAACCTCTACATCGACGGAAAGTTCCATAGCGAACTGGAGGTGCGTGCAGGGAGCAGGGATATTGGCGTGTACCCTAAGAGCAGCTATGCGGCTGGTATCATGGCGAAGTACGGCATGAACAAGTTCGGGCTGACGTCCGAGCGTTGGCGCAAGGTGCTGGAGGAAAGCAAGGACAGAATATTACAACTAATGAAACAAGAATTGTATGAGTAATATCTACAACAAGAGAGTGCCGAGGCTGTTTGATGAGGCGGTGGGCTATCTGCAAGAGGCTTTGCAGGGCGATGCGATGTTCTCGCAATACCTTGACAATATTTTCGGCATAGCAGAGCGTACGGTCAAGAAGATTGACGGGCGCAACTATTTCTATCCGTCATGGTTCGTAAACGGCTACGACTACATCAACCTGTTGCCCGATGACAAGCTGGGGAACTATGTATTCTTCACTCTTGATGAGCCGCAGGAGATAGAACATGAACAGGGCTTGCAGAACCGCTACACCTGTGGCTTCAATATCATTCTGTGGGCTAAGTTCGACAGCATAAGCGACCAGTACGGAGACCGCAACAGGGAAGCCGTCAAGAGCGATTTCCTGCGTGTCATTGATGGAGCATGGATGCGTAGGGGATATTTCCACATAGACCGTATCTATGAGCGTGCGGAGAATGTGTTTCAAGGGTTCACCACTGATGAGGTGGATAACCAGTATATGATGCAGCCGTACTACGGCTATCGTTTTCATGGAGAGATAACAATTTCGGATATATGCGACTGATGGATGAACTATTGACTAACAGCGTGGTGATTGGTATTCTTGCCTCGTTCTTCATTACGCTGGCGAAGAAGTGGGGCATTGTTGAGCAGATACAGATGCGAGGCAACGAGTTCTTCTCGGAGATGGCGCACTGCGACTTCTGCCTCTCATGGTGGACGTGCTGTGTGTTGACCGTCCTTTGGATGCTCGTTACTGGCGAGGTGGATATGATGTATATGCCTTTTATTGGCACGATGGTTTCAAGGCTTCTGCTATGAAGGAGGTACAGATAGGAAAGCACAAGGTGGAGATGCACGATGACATTTCGCAGCTGCCAGTAAAGCGTTATCACGTTTTCAACAGAATGTTGTTGGTGGATGCTGGCATAGGCTCGGACATTAGCGACTTCGACCGACACCTCGAGCGTATCATGGCATACACACGCAAGGAGCAACGCGAGAACCTGCTCGCAGAGGTCAAGAATTTGCGTCAGAGCGTTTATTTCGTCCTAAATGGTATAAACCCTAAGCTGATGGCTTTCGCTTGCTTGGTGACGAAAATAGACGGCACTGCGTACGATGAGTTGACGGACGAGGGACTGCGTAAGGGGGTGGCGGTGCTGAATGATGTGCCGATAGCCGAAGTGACTGCCCAGTTTGAGGCGGTCAAAAAAAAAATAGATGAGGACTTGCTGCGTTACTTTCCCAAGATATTCGATGATGCGATGGTGAAGCAGTACTACGACCAATTACGTGACCGCACGAAAATGGTCTTGCAGCAACTCATTGACGGGGTAGAGCGTAAGGAGAACATACAGCGCATAACGGATACACTGGTGACGTGGTCGAGACCGCAGGAGTTTGAGGGGCAGGCTAACGCAGAGGTGCGCTATGACAGGCAATATGAGAAGATGTGCATAGCGATGTCGCAGAACCTCAACATCAACCCGAAGCAATATACGGTGCAGGAGTATTTCTCAGCATACGAATACATACTTGACATGAACAAGAAAAACAAGAAGTGACAAATGGAAAACCCGATTAAGTATAGCGACCTTATCGTTGCCGATGACAGCATAACCAAGCTGATACAGCAGCTAAAGGAGTTGATGACTACCTACAACGGCACGGCGGAGGACATCAAGAAACAGGCTACCGAACTGGCGGCGAAACTGCGTGAGGTGAACGGAGCGACCGAACAGGGGCGTCAGTCCATCAAGGGCGGTGCTACCGATGCGGAGAAGCTGGCTCGTGCCTATGAGAAGAACGCTTTCGCACAGAGCGAGACAGCGAAGGAACTGGCGAGGGTGAACGAGGAAACACGTCAGTTGAACAACATCAACAAGCTGGCTGCAAAGGCGGAGATAGACATGAGCAAGGCGGCGCAGGACGTCACCAAGAACGTGAACCTGCAAACGGCTTCATATAACAAGCTGTCTGCTACCTACTCGCTTATGAAGATACGCCTCAATGCTATGGAGCAGGCTGGCAAGGGTGCGAGTGAGGAATACAAGAGACTGGCGGCTTCGGCAAAGCAGATATATGAGCGTATGGACGAACTTCAGCGTGCTACGGGAAAGTTCACGCTGAATGTGGGTAACTATGAGCAGTCTATCTTGAACGCCATAGGTGCGAACAATGTCTTTGCACGATCCATCGTGGAACTTGGTAAGGGCGGCGAAGAAGCGTCTAAGGCGATGGTGCAGATAAGCAGTGCAACGAAGGCGTTCGGGCAGACACTCTCGGCACTCTTGAAGAACCCTGCTTTCCTTGCACTGGCAGGTGTGGCTGGTGCTGTCGGTGCGTTCAAGTGGTTCTACGACTATAACAACGGGATAAGGGAGGCTACCAAACTCACGATGGAGTTCACGGGAATGGGACTGGAGAACGCCAAGCAGTTCCGTGATGAGATACAGGGTGTTGCTGATGTGTTCGACCAAGAGTTCAAGCCTACCCTGCAAGCTGTCGATGCGCTGGCGGCTAACTTCGGCATAGGATGGGGAGAAGCCCTGCAAGTTGTCAAGGATGGTTTCGTGGCAGGGGCAGACCTCAACGGCGATTTTCTGAACAAGCTACAACGCTATCCGCAGTATTTCAATGAGGCAGGACTTTCGGCGAGCCAGTTCGTCGCCATACTTACGCAGACACGCAGTGGCATATTCACCGACAAGGGACTGGAGGCTATCAAGATGGCTAACACCCGTATCCGTGAGTTGTCAGACCAAACGAAGGAGGCACTGGATAATATCGGCATATCAAGCAAGCAAGTAGAACAGGACTTGCAGAGTGGAGCGAGGAATACGTTCGACATCGTGCAGGAGGTGGCGGCTAAGCTGTCAGAGTTGCCCGATAGTGCACAGGTGGTGGGCGAGACATTGAAGGAGGTATTCGGCAAGAAAGGTGCTGACGCAGGACTGGCACTGGTGCGCTCGCTGAAAGACATCAACACCAATCTCGATGAGGTGAAGTCGCAGACGGGCGAACTTGGCAGGCTGAACGAGGAACTGATAGCGAGCGAGACGGAACTGAACAAAGCCATATCCCATGCTTTCGACATCACGGGCGGCTCGTTCGAGACCTTGACGACAAAGGCGCAGGTGTGGTTCAACACTGCACTGGGCTGGCTGGTGAAGATTGCCGACACCATACGTCTGATAATTGGCTTCATTGGTGGCGGTTTTTCGGGTGCTGGTGCTGACGAGCAACTGGCGAGGCTGCGTGCTATCGGTGAGGTATGGAGTGGCAACGCAGAAGCCGTGCAGGAGTACAATGCTGCGGTAAGCGGTGGAACGGGTGGCACTACCACCACAACAGGCACTGGAGCAAGCGGTGGTACTGGCGGCAAAGGAGGCACTGATAAGGCAGCAGAGGAAGCGGCTAAGAAGCGTGCCGAGATATTGCAGTGGATAGCCGACAAGGAGAAAGAGCGTGAGACAAGCCATAACCAGTTCTTGCAAAAGAGTATTCAACTGCGATTGCAGAGCGTTAAGAAAGGAAGTGATGAGGAGTATGCTTTGCAGATGTTGCAACTTAATGTCAACAAGCAGATAGGTCTTGCGGCGGCGAAGAACGATTACGATATGCTGGCTGTGATGGAGGAATACAATCAGAAGAAGCTGGATATCGAGAAAAAATACAATGACGAACGTGTAAAGGAGGGCATCAAGGCTATGAACGAGTACAAGAAGAACGTCCTTGACCCACAACAAGAGCAAAGGGTGCAGGAGTTGAGGGATGAGGATGAGCGAAAGGAGAAGTTCAAGCAATCCATGCAGGATGCATACCAGTTCGCCATATCACAGGTACAGGCATATATGGACAAGCGTGTCGAGATGGCGCAGCAGCAGGTAGAGCAAGCCAACACGGAGGTGCAGGTGGCACAACAGGCACTGACCGCCGAGATAGAGGCTAAGAACGCAGGGTACGCCAGCAATGTGGAAATGGCTCGCAAGGAACTGGCTATGGCAAAGGAAAACCAAAAGAAAGCCCTTGACGAACAGGCTAAGGCGCAGAAGCAGCAGTTGGCTATGCAGACCATCACACAGGCGGCAGACCTTGTCAGTGCGACCGCTAAAATTTTCTCTCAACTTGGAATTTTCGCTTATCCAGCCATTGCAATAATGTGGGCATCTTTCGCAGCAGCCAAGATAAAGGCGATGCAAGCCGTTAAGGGAGGAACGGAGAAATACGGCGAGGGAACGGTGGAACTGCTTGACGGTGGCTCTCACCAGTCGGGTAATGATATAGACCTCGGACGTAAGAAAGACGGAACGAGACGCAGGGCAGAGGGCGGTGAGTACTTCGCCATCATCAACAAGCGCAGCAGCCGTAAGTACGGACGTATGATACCCGACATAGTGAATGCCCTCAACGCTGGCACGTTCACGGAGAAATATATGCACGCTTTCCCGAGTGCTGACGCCATAGCGGTGAATGTCGCTGGCGGTGGTACAGATATAAGCGGATTGTCGAGCGATGTGCGCAGGATAAGGGAGCAGGGAGAGAGGCGTACCTACACAGATGCACAGGGCAATGTGGTGATGGTCTATAAAAACCTAACGAGGAGGATTGTACGATGATACCGCAATATAGATTCTTTCTGCAAGTGGGGGCGAACGGCTCACAGGTAGCTGCAAGCCCTGTATATAATGGCAACCTTGCACTCAACTATGAGATGGAGCAGGGGCAAAGATTTTTCCGTGCCAAACTGAACGGGAAGCTGACGTTCTACCGTGAGGATTACGATGTCATCATGGCAGCACCTTTCGGCACGGTGTTCTACCTGTATATGGAGATAAGCACCGACCCTGCTGGAATGACCTTCGCACCCTACTATAAGTCAAAGTTTACCATCACGGACTGCACCGTAAATCTTGATGACAGAATGATAACCGTGCAGCCGCAGACCACCGACCAGTACGATGAGGTGCTGGCTGGCATGGATAATGAGTACAACCTCATCACCCTTGCACCTGCCATGAATGGTGTTACTATCAGCAAGCGACCGCTTGTGCAGGTCTATGTGGCTGGCTCTGACTTTCTCAATAACTATATCGCTGGTACGTCGTGGGAGCAGTCCTGTACCGCCAACGACAACAAGAACGAACTGGGTCATGTGTACTGGTTCGGGCTTGATACCATCTTCTGCCGTATTGAGGTGGAGAATGCAGGAGCGATTACTGGCACGTATTCGGGTAAGCTGGTGCGGACAGGCACTACTATGGAGGGAACTGAACCGTACGAGGTTTACCAAATGGTGTTGGAGAACGATGCAGGGGCAACGGACTATTACTTCAATATCGATCTCAACGTCAAGGTGGCTTATTATGAGGATTGGTGGTTCGGCACTATCGACCTGCGGCGCAGGGCTGGAGATACATCGGTGTCTTATTCCAGCAAGACCTTTCAGTCCGAGACGTTCAACACGGGCTTCTACCAGCTAAGAGGTACGGCAACGGTAAATGTATATATAGAAAATATCTTCGTCATGGCTCGCTGGCTGACGGATGCGGAGAGCGTGACGGGCATTACACTCTATGACATACCCGAGAACGACATAGCAGGGGAGAACAGGAACTATCACAAGGTAGCACCCATACAGGCGGGCTGCTGCGTAGCTACCAATAACACCAGTATTGCACCAACTGAGTATGGACTTGTTTATGATTATAGGGAGTTTCACGTATCACTTGTTCAGGGCTGGATGGGTTCAAATGGGACATCTACTGCTGGGTGGCAGTCGGGTACGTTCTTATATGTGAATTTACAGGCTGGTGACACCGTATATATAGAAGCACAGACAAGTGTCAGTTCATTCTATTGCTTCGTGAAGGATGCGTTCATGCCTACTGATGGAGGTCAGCCTTTTAGTGTGTGTGATGGTGAGCGCAGGACAACCGTTAGCAGTAATACCAGTTCAACGATAATTGCGCCACAAGACGCAAGGTATCTCTATATAGGTGTGTCTACTTCTTCATCTAATAATTATACTCCCCAAAAATTAGAAATAAACGGCAACGCTATTGATTTATCACAATATGACACACCACAGGTATTTCCTATAAACGGGGACGGACTTTATTATAATGAGCCTACGCATTGGTCTGATGAGTGGTATAGACCTATTGCGCAGTCAAATTGGATGAATGGAACGAGTTATTGGTTCAACTACCTAACCCTGTTCCAGTATTTGGAAACGCAGGGCATGGCTACATATCTTCTGCGTAACGCATACCCGTTGTGGAGTTGTCTGTCAGTACTGCTTGCTGCTACTGGCTCAAGTGTGACATTTCAAGGAACATCTGCTTATAGCGAGTTTCTTTATTCTAACACCAATCCGATAAGCGGCGAAGCGATAAAGCTGTTCGTCACTCCAAAGAGCAACATACTGGCTGGTGATTATTCTGTCCCTGCACAGAAAGCGATGACGACATTGGGGCAGTTCCTTGATATGCTGCGCAATGTCTATCAGCTATACTGGTTCATTGATACAAGTAACCGACTGCGCATAGAGCATATACGATGGTTCAAGAACGGTGGCAGCTATTCGGGCAGTCCTACGGTAGGCATAGACCTCACGGAGTTGTTGGAGAAACGCAACGCTACGGCGTGGGCGTACGGCGTCAATGAGTACACCTATGAGAAAGAGGAAATGCCACAACGCTATCAGTTTGAGTGGATGGATGACGAGCGTCTGCCGTTCAAGGGCGAGGCGATAGAGATATTATCCCCAGCCGTTACGGAGGGTAAGGTGGAGAGCGTGAGCGTTGGCAGTTTCTCCAGTGACATAGACTATATGCTGCTGAACCCGTCCGTGTTCAGCCAAGACGGATTTGCCTTGATAGGTGCTACGGGTAGCGGCAATACTTGGAGTGTGCCGTTCCTGCAATATGTTCAGCAGGGTATCACTACAACCTTGCAGAATGGTTACTTGGCTTATGTACATTTGCAGTTCTACTACTGGGTGTATGACCTGCCAGCCAAGAGTGTGAAGATTAACGGCACAGTGTATTTGCTGACGTATGTGTCAAGGCGTAAGCAGCAGAGGGTGACAATACCACTGGGGGCTTCTGACCCCGATTTTGTAAAACTTGTTAAAACTGAAATCGGCAATGGAGAAATAAGGGCGGTATCAATACCTTTATCTTCGAGAGTTGCGCAAGTCACATTAGACTATGATACCGAATAACAATACATCAGTCATTCCGTTTGTGGGGGCTTTAGAAGAACAGAGCCACAGGAGGTCATACGCATATGGGGACATATACCCCATTTATGTGCCGCAGAATATGTTCGTGCCTTTTCAGATATGCAGGACAACGAGGGCAAATGCAGTTAGCTGGGTGAGGTTGTACAAGGCTGACGGGACGCTGGTGGAGACGATAACCCAGCAGATGAGGGATGCAGGGCTGTTAATTAAGCGTTACCAGTCTTATGGCTACGATACAATCATCTTCCCTGCCATTGTGCCTATGCAGACATTCACGCAGATAGGGCAGTACTACATAGCCCTATCGGATGGTGTGGAGACATGGTACAGCGACATATTCACGGTGGTGGATAATATCAGCGATTACTTGATGATTAAATGGTATTGCGAGGAAGATATGTACTATCGTGGTGGTGTCATTACCTACGCAGAACCGAAGTTCATCAACACGCTTTATCTGAACACGCAACTGGGGAAACCCGAATATCCGTTTACGGAGGAAAGCGAGGAAAGGGACGGACTGCTGTTTTCTACGAAGCAATATACGGAAAAGACGTACAAGTTTACCTGTCTTGCTTCGGAGGCGCTGTGCGATGTAATGCGATTAATCCGTATGGCTGACTACATACAGGTCACAGACCCTTACGGCAACCAGTATGATGCAGACCAGTTCCTGTTCACACCTACTTGGCAGGAGCAGGGCAACCTCGCCAGCGTGGAGGGAGAGTTTCAAACGGCTACGATATTCAAGAACATAGGTCGTGGCGTTAGGATTGTCACAGGACAGGGTGACTTCAATATAGATTACAATAATGACTATTTAATCGGACAATAATATGGCTAATTATGCAACTTTAAAAGCAGCCGTTGCAGATGTGGTAAAGACCAACGGCGCACAGTCAATCACGGGAGCGAATTTGCAGAGTGTTCTCCTGTCAATCATCAATTCAGTAGGCGGAGGCGGTTACACATTCAAGGGCGTAGCTACACCGTCAACCAATGCAGGAACACCCGATGAAAATGTGTTCTATGTTGCTCCAGAAGGCACGTACACCAACTTCGGGAGCAGTTACACCGTTCCGCTTGGCAGCATAGGCGTGTTCTCGTACAATGGGAGCTGGCATCATGGTTCGGTTAAGGTCGTAAGCAGAAGATGCACCAATAGCATGCTTGACTGCTACATGACCTCACAGATTACGATTGACACAATCAACGGAACACTCTCGAACACAAGCGGGTGGTTGTTTATTGGCGATGCCACGGAAAGAAAAGTGACTGCTGCGAGTAATATAGATTTCGGAGCCTTGAGTGGACTGCTTTACATTGTCTATTCGCCGCTCAATTATCTATTGTATGTCGTATCATATAATACACCATTAACCAGCGTTGATGACCAGATAGTCGGTGCAATCGACAAGAGCAACAATTCTGCCGTTGTTAATTGCAGAAAATTGACAATTAACGGGAATACCATTGTTAGCTATACGGAAAACGAAAAGAGCGAACTGAGTGAGGTTGTGGAATTGACTCCTATGCTTGAGGAAATTACAACCCCGACATCGGACTGGAGTACAAAGACCTTTAACAACCATGCTGGGACTGATGGTATATTCTGGGATATTCGTAACAGGATAGGACCAGCAAGGAGAATAAAAAAAATATATGTAAAAAGCAGTGCGGCTGGCACTATGAGGATACACTTCTTGAGTTTGGGCGGAGAGAGCATATACCACCAAGACTATGCGGTTGTAAATGGCGTAACAGAAATTAATCCGCCTAATCTTGCATATAGCCAAGAAATGTATGTAGGTGCTCAGAATGTTACAAGCCAGTTGATGCTGGTGTACCCATCCGACGGCACAGGGCAATCAAGAAAGAAACTCATTAGCGACAACACCATAATTGAGCAGACATTTCCGTACGCATTATGGCTTGATGTTGTCAATTCTGAGAACACCCTGCCTTATCGTGTTGGAGTGTTGGAAAGTAGCCAAGGTGCAGGGATAAACACGCTGGAAGAACTGAAAGTAGCAGTCGCATCGGGTAGCCCACGCATTGAGTTAAATGAGTGTGACATTACGCTTGATGAGCCACTGATATTACAAACTGGCACGACACTGACAGGTGTAAGGGGAAGCTCTATATTGAGAGTTCCGTCGGGAGTGCTGAAAGGTATAGAATTGAGCAACGTGACCGATATAGAGATTTCAAATATAACATTGATAGGGGCGTATAATGGCACACCAGTCAAGAGTGGCTTACAGCCAGTAAGGTCGGGCATTGTAGACACGGATGCAGAAGCACGGATATTCGATAATGCAGGGTATCAGACTGACCTTGCAAATGGTGGAGTAACCGCAACGTATGTCCCTCAGCTGGGCATTAATATAAAGCAGTGCGAAAAGGTTGAAATTATCGGCTGCGAAATCAAGAATTTCAGCTATTACGGTATTGCGAATGCCCTATCGGGAAAGAATTACAGATATGCTTGCAAGTTTGAGAATAACTATATAAATAATTGCTATTGTGGCTTGTATCTGTACAAAGAGGCAGAGCGCAGCCAATACATAGCCAATAATGTATCGCTATGCCAAATAGGGCTATATCTTGATTCGGGAACTAATATGTTTACTGACAATGCCTTTACTGCCAATAGAATTGGAATGTATATGGGCAACGGGGTGAACCATGCGCATGGGATACATACTGGCGACGCATTTACGCATTGTTCTCTTTTTTCAATTTATGCGTATAACATTGAGAATGGCGAGGTGTTCACGCAATGTAAATGTGGATATGTGGATGCAGAGGCTGGCAATAATCAAGGGTATGCAGTACACATGAAGAACAGCAGGGGGTTGTTCTTTAATAATTGTCAAATGATACAATGCAACCTCGTATTTGATGGAAAGTTTAGGCTGGCGTATAGCAGCTACTCCACAGGGCAGACAGACCAGTTTGGAAATTCTAATTATGTTGTAGAATACACGGACATTGATGGTCAGCCATCCCAATATAATGGAGGAGTGAACCAGTTACTCGGTTGCTCATTTATTTCAGGTGGTGGGAATATTGCTATTAGTTCAGATTTAGACAATACGAATGTCATATTGAAAGAGAATTATTATATAACTGGTCAGTCAAGTGCTGGCTTGAATAATTAATGCGTATGCCAGTAAGGAAAGTACAAGGGGGCTACCAGTGGGGCACATCGGGCAAGGTGTACCCCACGAGGGAGCAGGCAGAGAGACAGGGCAGGGCTATCCTTGCGAGTGGTTGGAGAGAAAAGCGTAAGTAATGGAGACATCAATCTATACGACTATCATCACGGGCATTGTCAGCGTACTGGCTGGCGGTGGTCTGTGGTCTTGGATAAAGGCGAGGGAGGACAAGAAGAAAACGCCATACGATATGTTCATGGAACTTATGAACGAGCAAAAGCGGTTCTATGAGGAACGCAATGCAGAGTATGAGCGTGAGAAACTTGACAGCGCAGAGAAATCCAGCGTGATAATGCAGAGCCACTTCTGCAAGCACAAGTATTCAGACCCGAACATCGTCTGCCCTGTCGACAAGGCTAATGATGAGAGGTTGAAGAAAAGGTGCGAGCGTTGTGGCTACAATGAAGAACACGAACCAATGGAGGGTAAGATATGAAGTATTTCACAATGGATGAACTGACCGCCAGTGCCACAGCCAAGAGGCTCGGAATACCTAATATCCCGTCATGGCGTGAGGCAGAGAACCTGCGTCTGCTGGTTGAGAATGTCCTCGACCCGTTGCGTGAGGCGTGGGGTGCGCCTGTCATCGTGACGAGTGGTTACAGGAGCAAGCTGCTCAATGAGATGGTAGGCGGTGCGCCGAATAGTCAGCACGTGCTCGGCATGGCTGCTGACATACGCACGTTGAGCGACAAGCCCAGCGAAAATGAGAGGCTGTTCGATATTGCGAGGCGACTCGACCTGCCTTTCGACCAGCTAATAGACGAATACGCCTACAACTGGGTGCATATCTCTTACAGCCGTTATTCGATGAGAAAACAAGTATTACATATAGGATAATATGATGGGGATATTTACATTCAAACATCATAGTCTATGGCAACGGCAAGCAGCAATATCGTTTCATACAACAGCAGTCATTCGTATTATACGTTGAGTAATGCTGCCAACGGTTATCATGACAGCACCAATACAAGTTATGCGAGTGTGAACCTTACAAGGAATTCAGGTGCTGAAACATATATGTATTGGGAGTTCAGTCTGCCGACAATCCCTGCTGGTGCTACCATCAATTCCATCACCTGCAACTACAAGGCGAGGACAAGCACCACCTCAACAAGCTACATCAATACAGCCACCATTCAGATGTGCAGTGGAACAACCACTAAAGGAACTTCCAAGAGCATACTCTCTACAAGTACAAGTGCATCGTCTTTCTCAAGCACACAGATAGGCACATGGACTGTGGCAGAACTAAATGCAGGTGTGAAGCTGCGTACCTACGCCAAGAGAGGAACATCGAGAACCACCAGCAACTACTACATCTATTTCTACGGTGCAGATATAGAGGTCACTTACACGGAGGCATCCACAGGCAACAAGGTTTTCATCAAGTCAAGTGGAACATGGAAAGAAGCACAGAAGATATATGTCAAGGTAAGCGGTACATGGAAAGAGGTCAGCAAGGTATTAAAAAAGGTAAACGGTGCATGGATGGAACAGAGCGACAAGAGCGCGATGTTTGACCCTAACGCAATATATAAGAAAGGATAAGAGATATGAGCGTAGAGCAGAAAAGAAACGGCTGTGTGGGTGTCTTGTTGTGGATGCTCATCATTCTGCTTGCTGGCTTCGTGCTCATTGGGCTTGGTGCTTGCAGGAGCGTTCGCTACATACCTGTTGAGAGCGTGAGGCACGATAGCGTGGTAACCATCCTGTATCATCGTGACAGCATATACCAGCACGACAGCGTGTACATCAAGGAGAAAGCGGACACGGTGCTGATTGAACGCTGGCATACACGATGGCGTGACAGAGTGAGCCACGACACATTATACATGAGCAAGACAGATACGATAAGAGTTCCTGTACCAGTTGATCGGAAGCTGACAAAGGCGGAGCGTACTTTCATCACGATTGGCAAGTGGTCGGTTGGTGCGGTTGCTGGGCTGGTATTGGCTGCGATATGTTTCATCTTTTTTAGAAGGAGGTGGAAATTCAGTTCTTAAACTTTTTCAGTCAATAATGTAGGGAGGCTCTCGTTGTGATAACGGGGGCTTTTTCATATCTTTGCAAAAGGTCTCACCGACTTAATTTCGTTGACGTGCGTGCTGGTGCGTGAGCATAGGTGCGTGCTTTATGCAGCGTAAAAAGTTGTCTATTTTTCCAATAAACCACATCAAAAATGTTCTAAAAGTAGGAAAATTAACTTTTTCTAAAAAATAATTATATAAAATTTGGTATATATTGAAAAAAGTATTATCTTTGTGGTGTAGTTAATTGATAAACGAATTTAGAACAGGGCGGCAACCTATAAGCGGCGTAAGATTATGACAACAACAATCAGAGTAAAGGTTTTAGGAAAAAGCTACACGGCTTGCTTCTACAATGAAGATTTCGGTCAAGTAAAGTACATGAAGTCTAACGAAGTAGTAGACGTGGAAGATTACAGCGAAGATGGCTGGTGGGCAATACATTTCGCAAACAAAATTGACAGAACGGATTTCACGCTCGTTGTCAAGTTCAAGGTAAACGAAGACGGTGAAAGAACCGCAGAGCCTATTGTAGCGGAAGTTCTTAATGAATATGGAATTATAATGCAAGAATTGGAGGTTGAGTCCGTTATTGTTAAATAACTCACCAAATTAATAAACCAGTATTAACTAAAAAAGGGTCGGCAACCCGTAACAACGGCGTAATGTTATGACAACAATTATCAAACAATTCAAGGTCGGAAAGAGTTACTCAATGCGTTCAGTTTGTGACTACAACTGCGTATGGACTTACAAGGTAGTAAAGAGAACGGCTTGCACCGTGACGCTGAAAGATGAGCATGGCGAGAAGATGACCTGCCGTATCAACAAGAAGCTGACGGAGTACAGCAATGCGGAGTGCGTTCTGCCTCTTGGTTCATTCAGTATGAACCCGATATTAAGAGCGAACTAATAGACACAGGGGCTGGCAACAGCCCCACCAGTAAACCGAATAATAAACCAATAAACGATACGATTATGAAAAAGATGATTTACAAGCATGGCGCAATTAGCGACGAGTTAGCCGAACTTATTGACAACAACGGCATCACAATGACTTGTGACGAGAATATGAACATACTCATATCAGATGAGGACTGGGATAAACTGTGTGAGCTGGCACCAGCTGCAATAGACGATTTCTGTGAACTTACCTACGATGTAGTGTTCAACGATGAGAACGACAGCAACTGCAAGGGCTTCAATTCAAGTATTGAGGACTGCAAGAAGTACATCGAACTGAACAACGGAAGCAATGACAGCTACTTCGCAGACTACAAGGGTGGCGTGGTTTCAGTGGTATGCAACGAGACGGGCGAAGAAGTATATAGTGAGGAAGTTAGATAACAAGATATGAGTATGGAGAAAGATTATGAAGCAAGGAAGCGGATAGGTGAGCGCATCCGCCAGTTAAGAACAGCAAAAGGAGTATCGCAGACAGAACTTGCAGAGAAGGCAGGACTGGTGCAGTGCCATATCGTACGCATCGAGCAAGGACGTTACTCTGTTGGGCTGGATACCCTGCAAGCGATAGCTAAGGCGTTGGGTTGTACGGTCGATATGGTGGAGCAGTAGGCTGCACAGATATTCAGAGCATGAAGCCAGTAGGCCATCCCTGCTGGCTTTGCTTTTTGGTAGACAATGTGGTAGACAATGTGGTATACATTGTTCACAAAATCGTACACGAAAGGCGTTTACATTTCACGTAAATGTCTACCAAATGGTCTACCCGTACACGAAGCTGCCAGCCTGTACACGAAACTTTAGATTTGTCGCATAAACTTTAGATTGAAAATGGATGGCTTAATCTAAAAATCCAATCCAAAGTTTGAAAAAGCCGACTTTTTTCTAATAGACAATGTACTGTAAAACAAGTGTTTAAACAAAAAGCAGCGGACTTTTAGCGGACTTTTAGCGGATTTTTTTTAAGCCAACTTTAAGCCAACTATGTAGTCCACCACCAGCCTGTTCGCCTCGTTGAGATTGTCGAACGATTTTCGTATGTAGGTATCAGTTACCGCCATAGTGCTATCCACGTGGTTAAGTGCCTCATTGATGGTGTCCTTACCAATATGCAGGTCATTGCGTGCTATCGTAGCCCATGAGTGACGGGCGGCATAGAATTGCAGCCGTTCGATACCCAGTTCCGCACCGATTTCTTTCAGTCCCAAGTTGATGGCACGCACGAAGTCGTTCTCATTTTTATACATTCGGTAGAAGCGGAAAGCCCTGCGGCGTAGTGCATCAATATAACGTGCTGCGATGGGCTGTGCGTATGGAGGTATGATGATGCGCATCTCTGCACGGTCTTTCCTGCGGTCTCGTGTCTTTACCCTGTAATAATGCAGGGCGTTGTCCTCTATCTCTGTGCAGTCGTAGAGGTCGGCGGCGTTCATGCCAGCCAAGCAGAACGAGAGGCGGAACATATCAAGCGCAAGGTTGTAGCGGTTCACCCTGTCACGGCTGCGCTGCGTCTGCTGGTATGGCAGGGCGAAGATACGGCGGATGGTGTCTGCTGGCATGGAGCGTTTCTCTGCTACGGGCTGACGTGGTACTCTGAACATTTCAAACGGGTTGTACGGTATGCGGACTATTCCCCGTTCCTCGTCGTTGTATCGAAGTCTCGCCCATTGGTACACGTGGCGTATGGCACCGATGTAGAGCGATGGCGTGCGTCCTGTGAGCGTTGCGGCATACTGGGTGAGCATTGCATAGGTCAGTTCGTTGCAGTCTATTGTAGGGCGATTGATGAACCTTTGCAGCGAGTTGTATGCGGATCGGTAGTTCTTCAGTCCCTTTGCAGTGCTTTCCTCTATGTACTGACGGAAACAGGCGAAGAAGTCCACATGGTCGGTGGCAGTGCCTCGCAGTTTTTCGGCTATCTGCTCCAGCGACATGGTGTCTATCTGCAAGGACATGGCATTAACCTTACGGCGGTACTCGTTTATGATGTCCTGTACATACTGGAGCGTCTGTGCGTTGCGCAGGTTGCCGCCTTTGGTTAAGTCCGCACGGGTAACGGTTATCGGTGTAGGCAGACGGAGACGCTTTCCTTTCTGCGTGATGATGATATTCACCTTTGCCGTTCCGTCTTTCTTGAAGTCTCGGATTTCGTATCTAAGCGTTATCATAGGTTTATTGATTTTCGGGGCATATTTGGGGCAGAAATGCGGTTCATTTAAGCTACAAAAGCGTGAAAAGTAAACAGAGGGTAAATAATAAGGGGGTGGTGAAATATTGTCCCCATCCCCGTTTTCTGCGGCTTTTCAAGCCTTCCCGTATGTGGGTGCCAGGTGGGACTCGAACCCACGACATTCAGAACCACAATCTGCCTGCTATTATCGCCCATGTTGTTGTCTTTCTTTTCGTTATCAAGGTGCGTTTTTTCTCTTTGGGGCAAATATGGGGCAAAACGGCTCAATTCTGCATCTTTCCATCGTTTTCCTCTATGCTCTTGATGAAGCCCTTGATGTTGGCTTTTCGCAGTTGTCCCGTCCACGGATTCATTGGCTCGCCCACACGGTAGCCGAAGCCGTCCCACGTAGCTGTGTTCTCGCTGATGTTCTCGAAGTCCACCGTATCGCCTTTCTTCAGTTGGAAGTCCTGCAAGTTGGTAAGCAGTCTAATGGCGTTGTCGTATATACCCAGCGTCACCTGCACGTACGGATCTATGTCATGCCCTGTCTTTAGCAGGATATAGTACACTGCATCGTTCGGGTCATAGAATAGCTGCTGATTGCCGAGGTCGGTCGTTTTCAGCTTCACCACGGCTTGCTTCACCGTCTGCCCTACCGTTGGCACTGCTGACAGGAGAAACGCCGTTAGAATAAAAAATAATAGCTTTTTCATACACCTTATTTATTTATGATATTGATTAGTCTGCCAATCTGCTCATCACGAACACGTATCTGTTCATCCTTTACTTTCAACTGCCCGTCGAGTATGGTAATCATCTGCGCTCCCATATCATCAACCCTGTTGGCTATGTTGTTGCCCGTGATGACATCCCCAGCATTATGACTGATGGTGGGTGCTGGTTCTATCCCGTACATAGTGGGAATATCCACACCGATGATTTCTGCCAGTCTCTCTAATAGTCCCGACTTCACATCTTTGGCGAGGAAATACTGGCTAAAACTTTGTTGTGACACATTCAGCTTTTCTGCAAGTTCCATTTGCGTTAGGTTAGTCAGTTTTGACAACCTTTCTTTTAATACCTGTCCGTCCATAATTACAATATTTTTCCTGTTAATAAATGCTGTTCTTGTAAATTTTTGCCGAAAATTAAAAAATTTCTTGTAAAATGTTTGGTAGATTACAGTAAAAACCTTAAATTTGTGGCGTAAAATATTTATAAAACATTTATAAACAAGTTTACAAATAGCAAAGGTAAATAAAATTATTGAATTATGGCAGTTTTAAGACAGAAAAAAATCAAGGTAAGCAGGACATCGTTAGACACATTGGCTGCGATGTTCGGTTGCACGGTGACAAAGGTGTATAATGCACTGGCGTTCCGAAGCAACAGCGAGAGTGCGGAGCAGATAAGACAGGAGGCTTTGCAGAACTATGGTGGTAAGGAGGTCACCGAGATAAAGGTATTATGACACTGGATGGGATGATATTGTACGACATTGCTTCGGCAGTTGCCGATGCGTCGGAGAGCAAGGGAACGACAGAGGTTGAGTTGCAAGATGGAGGATGGATACTTGTTAGGTTTGAGAAAGGTGCTGACGTGTATCAAGAACCCGAAACTGGTGCTTGTTGCGTGAGTGGTGCATGGTGTAATATAGACGCCATTGAGTATGAGAGCGAGGACTTCTGCAAGGAACCAGTGGAATGTGACATTGAGAAGCTGGAGAACATGGTAGCTGAATATATGAACAATTAAAACAATACTATTATGAGAACAGATGTAAGACTGATTGCAAGTGCATTGGTATTGCTATTCGTTGTGGCGATAGCTTGCTTGGCAGTGGGATATATGTTGCTGGCGGTTGTACCGTTCGCAGGTATCTGTGGGCTGTGCTGGCACATCGAGAAAAACAAGGAGTATTACGACAGGGAAATAGACAGGCTGTATGGTGAATATTGAACTATATGAGTTGAAAAACCTGCTCATGGAAGCTGCTGCTATGGGTGCAGCTATGGTGCAGAAGCCCAATGACGTGATGCGTCAGAAAGAGGCGGAGGCATACATGGTGGCGCAGGGTTATGCCAAGAGCAAGCTGGGTGAACTGGTGGCTCATGGGCTGGTAAGGTTTCACCGATTGAGCGAGGCGAAGAACAGCCCCAGCGTATGCAGCAGGGTTGAACTGATGGCGGCTGTTTCTGCACTGAATAAACGAACAATAAACTTTAATAAAAACTAAGATTATGGACGAGAAATTTATGAAAGAACAAGAGGCGAAAGCCTTTGATGAAGCACTGGCTAATGATTGTATCTGCTCATTGCAGAAACAAGTGGATGACCTATTGGAGTTCATCGCCTTGCAGAGTGTGAACTGCTTCGAGAGCGATTGCAGAAAGAAAGCTATTGAGGGCATGGGACGCAGGGGTTACATCTCATTTTTGATAAAGAAAGGTGAACAGGATGCGTTAGAAGATGAGGACTGGAACTATATTGTTGAACTAATAAATAAGGACTGAAAGATGAAAGACTTACAATTCAGATTGCTTGAGGCAAACGAGATTGACTGCCGTGTTGCCCAGTGTGGCACGATGGCAAAGGGTGGTGCTTGGTGCAGTGTGTTGCTATACAAGGATGCAAGATGTGACCAGCGACTGCTGGATGAGACGGTGGGGGCGTTCAACTGGCAACGCCAGCACCTGCGTGATAATGCCAACTGCATCGTGTCGATATGGGACGATGAGAAAGGGCAATGGATAAGCAAGGAGGACACAGGAACGGAGAGCAACACGGAGGCTGAGAAGGGACTGGCTTCTGACAGCTTCAAGCGTGCCTGCTTCAACTGGGGCATAGGAAGAGAGTTATATACAGCCCCGAAGATATTCATCACCCTGTCTGATGCGGAATACACCAGCAACGGAGGCAAGGTAAAGGTAGCCAGCAAGGTGACGTTCGATGTTGCAGAGATTGGCTACGATGACAAGCGCAACATCAACCGTCTTGTGATTGTAGATGGCACAGGAGCGGTGCGTTACTCGTTTGGTAGCGACAAGAAAGCCGTAAAGGTGGAGACGAAGAACGAGGCTAAGGCTGAGGTTGCAGGGTTGCAGGAGGCTTACGAGACGATAGCCGACAATATCAAGTCAGCACCTACCCGTGAGGCATTGCAGGAGATTATCAATAACAACAAGCCACTGCACCAGTACAAGCCGTTCATGGACGCAGTGAACAACAGATGGAGGAACGTACAATGAAACTGAACCAGTCAAGAGTACAATTTGATGCAGCAACCCACACCTACCACTTGGATGGTGTGGTGTTGCAGGGCATTACAGGAACGCTGATAAAACGAGCATTTCCCGATAAGTACAAGGACGTAGACCCCGAAGTGTTGGCGGAGGCAGCACGCAAGGGACATGAACTGCATGAGGCCATACAGAACTTCGACCGCTTCGGCATTGCGTCTGATGACGAAAGGGTGAAGAACTATGCCGAACTGAAACAGGGTAGCGGACTGGCAACGGTGGAGAATGAATACCTTGTGAGCGACAACGAGCATTACGCAAGCAGTATTGACATCGTAATGCGCAATGTATTGGATGAGGTGACGCTGGTAGACACCAAGACCACCTACACGCTCGACAGGGCTTCTACGGCGTTGCAGCTATCCATCTATAAGCGGTGGTTTGAGCAGCAGAACGATGGCTTGAAGGTCGCACATATCTGTGCCTTGTGGCTACCGAACAGAGACCACACCATCTGTGAGTTGGTGGAGTTGTCGCCAGTCAGTGCAGAAGTAATTGATGCGCTGATAGAGGCTGACCTCAACGATGAGCCGTTCACATATACCAGTGTGCCGCAGGGCTACGATGAACTGGAGTATGAGTACCGCCGATATGCCAAGATGAAAGCGGAGGCGGAGCAGGGCATTGAGCAGGTCAAGACACGGCTCATGGAACTTATGAAGCAAGAGAACTTGCAGACCATCAAGTCGGGCTATTATACGGTGTCGTATATCCCCGAAAAGGTGGGTAAGCGTTTTGATTCGACCTTGTTCAAGAGTGAGAACAAAGAACTATACAACAAGTATATGAAAGACAGC